TTTAAACAAGAAAGAAAACTTGCACAAACTTATTCTAGAGTGTATAAAGAAGTATGGGGTAGAATCAAAGGAATGCCACAAGAAAGAAACTTTATGCGAGATAGAAAAACACAACAAATTTTAAGAAACTATGATAAGAAAAATAATAAACAATATGAAGCAGACTATAATACTTATCTTGAAATAATGAGAACAGCAGTTATTGATCTTTTTAATAGTAATAAAAATAATACTCTTCAATATATTAAAACAGAAATTTTAAGAGACGCACCAGATGTTCCTACAATGGTTATTAAAGCGTCTGGTACTGATTATGCAGAGGTAACTGATAAAGATGCGTTGGGTGTATTCTTACCTCAGGTTCAGTTTGTAAAAGCATATCCAAGTAGAACATCAAAACAAATGTGGTATGTAGAATTAAAATCTGGTCAAGATAGTTTGACTATAGAAATGTCAATAAGAACAAATAAATCAGGTCATGCTGGAGTTAAAAAGTTAGGTCAGTTTTCTCTTGCAGTTAAATATAACGGATTAAAAAAATGAAGAAATTTTTAGAAGAACAAGACGGAACAAAAAATCTACACTTAGAACATTTAGAAGATCATATTCTAAACTTTGGTACAGATGGTGGAAGAGCATCAATAAACTTTTTAAGAAGTTTAAGAGATATGTTAGCAGGTTCTTCTAGATCGTCTGTTAATATGACTGTCAAGTGGGATGGTGCGCCTGCAATCTTTGCTGGCATTGACCCTGCTGATGGTAAGTTTTTTGTTGCAAAGAAAAGTGTATTTAATAAAAGTCCAAAGTTATATAAAACTAATAAGGAGATTGACAATGATTTATCTGGTCAACTTAACTCAAAGTTTAAAATTGCTCTCAAGGAGTTTTCAAAACTTAACATTAAAGGTGTACTTCAAGGCGACCTCATGTTTACAGATGATGTCGGAACTGATAAGATCGATGGCGAGAACTATTATACTTTCCAGCCAAACACTATCGTATATGCTGTTGCTGTTGACTCTGATATTGGTCAACAAGTAAAGAAAGCAAAAGTTGGTGTAGTATGGCATACAACATATGAAGGTAGTGAATTACAATCAATGAAAGCAAAGTTTGGTGCAGATGTTAGTAAACTAACTAAATCAAATTCGGTGTGGATGGATGATGCAACATATAAAGATGTATCTGGTAGATCAACATTTACACAAAAAGAAACAGACGCAATCACATCAATATTAGCTGATACAGGAAGAACATTTAGAGCAATTAATGGTCCTTTGTTAAGAAAGTTTATGAAACTACAAGAGAGTATGACAGGGGCAATGGTAGGTGCAGGTTACAAAACATATAATAATAGTAAAGTAAGACAAGGACAAAAGATTACTAATCCTAAACAACATGCAAACGGATATTTAAAGTGGGTAGAAGATAGTTTACAGAAACAAATAGATAAAGTTAAAACCCCCAATGCGAAACAGAAATATAAAAATATACAAAAACAATATATAATTGAACTTAGAAAACATACTAATAATCTTACTAATATTGCGAAGTTTCAAAACTTACTTATAGATGCTAAAATGCAGATTGTAAGAAAACTAAATAATGTAAAGCAACTGACTGACACTTTTATTAAGACTAGTAATGGATTTAAAGTGACAAACCCAGAAGGTTATGTCGCAATTGACAGAGTATCGGGTAATGCAGTAAAACTAGTAGATCGAATGGAGTTTTCGTTTAATAACTTCACAGCGATAAAGGCATGGGACAAATGAAGCACTTTAAAGAATTAGCAAAAGACTTAGAAGAAATCAGAGTCGTTAATATGGTTCAAAGAAGAAAGATGGCAAGAAAGATGAGAATGCTTGCCAAATCATCAGCATTCAAAGCAAAAAAAGCTAGATCGATGTTAAGAGTGGCATCACCAGAAAAAATCCAAATGAAAGCAAGAAAACTTGCTAAGAAAAAGATAGTAGGCAAATACTATCCTAATTATAATGACATGTCCCCACAAATGAAAATTAAAGTTGATCAAAGAATTGCATCAAGATTTGGTGCGATCATTGGTAAGATTGCACAACGAGCAGTTAAGAATGTAAGAAGAAACGAAATATTAAAAGTTAAAAAGGCAAGAGCCGCAAAGGCAAATAAAGCAGATGAAAAAATTGGAAAAATTTAGTCTCTACGAGGCACCAGGAAAGGGCGAAGTTGTATTTACATTTGGTAGATTCAATCCACCAACTACTGGTCACGAAAAACTTATTAATAAAGTAAAGTCAGTTGCAGGTAGCAATGACTATAAGATTTTTCCCTCATATACACAAAATCAAAATAAAGACCCATTACCTCATGCGTTAAAGATAGCATACATGAGAAAGATGTTTCCTAGACATGCAAGAAATATTATTGCAGATAAGAAAGCATTAACTGCGATGAACATTGCAACAGCATTATACGATCAAGGTTATACAGAATTAACTATGGTTGTAGGTAGTGATAGAGTTAAAGAGTTTGAAAGATTACTAACAACATATAATAATGTGTCAGGTAAAAGACATGGGTTTTATAATTTCAAAAAAATTAAAGTAGTTTCTGCTGGGGATAGAGACCCAGATGCAGAAGGTGTATCAGGTATGTCTGCAAGTAAAATGAGACAAGCCGCAGTTGATGGTAAAGTACAAGACTTTGAACAAGGAGTACCATCAGGTTTTAAAGACGCAAGAAAATTATATAGAGACGTTAGAAAGAACATGGGTATTCGTGAACAAAAAGACATGGGTAACATGAATGATTACGAATCATTAAGAGACGCTTATCTAACAGGTAAGATATGGAACATAGGTGATATTATTGAAGCAAATAATATATCTGGTGAGATTATTCAAAGAGGTACTAATTATGTTGCATTCAAAGATAAAAAAAACAAAGTACATAAAGCTTGGTTAAATGATATTAACGAAGATAAAGAAGTAAAACAAGACAAAGACATTAAAGATAGAGAAGGTACACAACCTGCAAAATATTATGCTAAAGATGCTGAAGGTGATAAGATGTCGAAATCTACTAAACAAGCAAGGGCAAGACACTTTGCAAAATATGGAAAGAAGAATGACGATATGGATAAAAATTATAAACCAGCACCTGGCGATGCAGGTGGAAAAACTAAACCATCTAAACATACTAAAAAATATAATCAAATGTTTGGTAAAGAAGAATATGATTCCCCTTACTTCAATGAAAAGATTGACGGACTAGTTAAGAAAGCAGATAAGTCAGGTATGCCTTATAGTGTTTTGAAAAAAGTATATGACAGAGGAATGGCCGCATGGAAAACAGGACATAGACCTGGTACAACACCACAACAATGGGCATTTGCTAGAGTAAACTCTTTTATTACTAAATCAAGTGGAACATGGGGTGGTGCAGATAAAGACTTAGCAAAAAAAGTTAAAGGTGAGTCATTTACATATCCTAATGAATATGCAGCTCATACAAGAGACGTAACACCAGGTGAGAAAAAGAAAATTACTAAAGAAAACATTGATGAGTGGTTTGTTTCTGAAAACACTAGATTTGAATATGCATTAAGATTCGAAGATGATTGGTGGTGGAAACTAAATGAAACTCATGATGCAATGTTAGAAAAGATCGGTGTGTCTTGTTGTGAACCTTGCGAAGAAGAAACAGTAGATGAAAGTCTATGGGCAAACATTCATAAGAAGAGACAAAGAATTAAACAAGGTTCTGGTGAGAAGATGAGAAAGAAAGGTGACAAGGGAGCACCTTCACCCGATGCAATCAAAAGAGCAAAAGGTGAACAACTATCATTCAAAGAATATCAAGAAACTAATGCTTGGGGTGAAATAGAAGAAGATGCTGAGTATCAAGGTAGAAAAGTAAAACTTAATAACCCTATGCCAGGCGATGTAAAGAAAACAAAAGTATATGTAAAAAACGATAAAGGTAATGTTGTCAAAGTAGAATTTGGTGACCCAAATATGGACATTAAAAGGGATGACCCAGAAAGAAGAAAGAGCTTTAGAGCAAGACATAATTGTGACAACCCAGGTCCTAAGTATAAAGCAAGATACTGGTCATGTAAATTTTGGAGTACAAAATCTGTATCAGATTTAATGAAAGGTTAAGCAGTGCAAGAACTAAGTCAATTCATGTCTCTTGTTTCTACTGAATCACAAAAGGTTCAAAAGATCAAGGAAGAAAAAGAAAAGAGATTAACACCTAAGATAGATGTTAATAAATCTCTTGGCGATTTCTTTGCTATGATTTCTGAGGTAAAATCTGTATCGTCTATTGTTGAGGCCCCTAAGGTTTCTGGCGACCATGACTTGTTTAAATCAAATACACACTTACAAATTTCATTACCTGAACCTAAAGAAGATTTAGAATCTGAATTAGTAAAAGTTAAAAATACAGTATCAGGTAGAACAGAAAAAGATATACAATCAGTTAAAGATCATGATACACATACTTGGTATGCAATTGAACAATATTGTAAAGAAAATAATTTAGAATACAATGAAGGTCTATGTGAAAGTATAGTCGATCAATCTAAACCAACAATTAAATATTTTAAAGATATGTTCGCAGTAAAAAGACCTTTTGAAATAGATGGTACTTTAGATGTATTACCTAGTACAACAAATAATACTAGAAGTTATCCTAGTGGTCATGCAACACAAGCAATGTTAGTTGCATTGCACCTTTCTGAAAAACACCCAGATCATAAAGATGCATTGATTAGAGCTGCAAAAGAATGTGGTCTAGGAAGAATTGTTGCTGGGTTTCATTATCCTATGGATTATAAAACAGGTAATCTTCTTGCAGAAAAAATGTTTGTATTAATGAATAGAGATATGGAAGAAGCTGCTAGAATACCTAGAAAGAAAGGTCAACCTGCAGGTTCAGATAAACATTCTGATTTATATACAGATGAAAATCCTAAAGGTACTATTCACGGATTAGGATTTAAAGACCCAGAAAATGCGAGAGCAAGTATTAAGAAAATAGAAAACTCTGGTAAAACACATGCTCATAAAGTACAAGCGGATGTTGCTATGGAACAAAGAGCAAAAGAAAGGGGTAAGAGTGAAGAGGCTGCAATCTATAGAGCATACATCGAAAAGATGAAAAAGAAAACTAAAGAAATGAATAAAGAAGATTATACTCATTATCCAACTCAGGTAGACCCA